GCTCATTTACGAGCACGTGAGCGCGAGCACCCGACAGTGGTCGGATGGACCGATCACGTGCATCGTCGAAGTTGCGAGACAGCGAACGGTTGGTCAGGTTTTCCTGAAGCGTGTTGAAGGTCGTCCACAACGAACGGTTGCCGCCCTCCATACGCTCATCGTCGTAGCGGTTGGCCTTCAGGCTGTCTGCAGCCTCCAACCAATCAGGCGTCCCCCGGATCTCCATCAGAGCCTTCGCCAACTGGTTCTGCTCGTGGGGGGTCAGAACGACTTCCTTCATCCGCGTCATCCGGTTGTCGAGGATCGACATGCGTCGTGTCATTACGCTCAGGACTTTGTTGAACTCGGCGAAGTTGTTCTCTTCTCCAAAGTGGCGGATCTTGATCTGGCCGAACGACTTCTCGCTGACGACCATACCGTTCGCGCAGACAAAGCGGAAGATGCCTGCATAGGCGCGGATCGTCGAGCGACCGTTGTGCGAGTTCATGATAACGATCTCGGGCACACTGTCTCCGACGCTTGGAAGACGGTCAAGCCCGCTAGGCAGGCGGAACTTCATGAAGTGCTCCTGCCCAGCCGGGGAACGCAAACGGCTGAACTGCTGACCGAACTCGACCAGAGGCATACCGAATTGATCCATCAGATCGGTCGCGATCTTGTGCGAAGGCATGAACTGATAGCTCTCGGACATACCCGTCGGGCGGTTGGCCATGATCGCAGGGAACCGCTCACGAACCCATTGAGCCGTTTCAGGGATACGCAGGTCGATAACTTCGTTCTCGGCAGTGCGATACTTGTTAATCAAGTTGGTCATCTTCGTCTCCTTGGTTGAAATCTATCCAGGCATTGTACCTGAAAAGCTGGCAGAAAGCATCTACAAATAACACAAAATTTGTGGCCTTCTAGAATGGAGCCTCTTGCGAGGCTCCTGACTGGAGGGTCAGTAAGCAGCAGAGTAAAGACCTGCAATCCCCTTCTCGCCAGCTGCAAAGCGAACGCCGACTGCTGAGGCCTCTTCATCAGTCTCGTAGACGCCTTCGATGCAGTGGTCCCCCCGGTTCGGGCAGGCTCTGAAAATGAACCGCTCACCGTGTCGGAAGACGTAGGCACTGTAGATGTGCTCAGGCAATTCAGCATAACACCAAGAGGTCTTCATGGCGTTCTCCTTTGCTTCAGTTCACTTCTTGCCAAGCACTTCACGCTCGTAGTTCTCTCGAGCGTTGGCACTGGGAACTAAATTTCTGACGTTGATGCCCATCGCCTTGGCACGCTTCAAGGTTTCAACCTTGATGGCATCGACCTCGCTGCGGTTGCCGCTCCGCATCGCCGCGACTGCGGCAGCGCGAAGATCTTTGATTTTCATGGTTTCATAGTTCATTTCGTTTTGATCCTTTCAAGGTCGTTGGCTGCGTCGCGCAGCGAGATAATCATGCGGCTCTTGACGTTCTCGCTCACGGAACCGTTGTGCATAACTCGGTGCACATCGCTCATAACTCCGTTGATTCGAGATACCGCATTCGCGAGAATGTCGAAGTTGTATTCTTTGGTCGGGTCCATATCCATCTCCTTGGTTGCAGTGGCCTTCACTAAGTAAGCCCAACCGGGCTTACCGATGAGGGTCAATATTCGCGTTCGATCAAGTCCTCCTCTGGCAGAGCCAAGAACCACTTGATGGGGCCGACGAGGTCAAGCCAAGTTTCTTCGAGCTTGGACTCATCGTTCCAAGAGTTGTAAAGGGCATCGGTGTGGATCAAGTTGATCCCCGTCGCCACCAAGGTGATGCTCCATTCACCTTTGGTCACACCGCTAACGTCGTCTCTGTAGTCGTAGTCGACCCAGCAGTCAGAATGGCCATCGACGATCGCATCGCAGTAGCCTGCAGCGTTGAACAGGCTGTTCATCTTCCGCCGCGCGATGGCCGGGTCCACGTGGACCGTCACGCCTTCGATCTTGTTTCGCACTATGCGCTCAATCTTCATCTTCGTGGTCCTCCCAATCATCTTCGTGGTCCTCCCAATCATCTTCTTCAGCATATGCGTAGTTCCGAGCGATCCGCTCGGAAGAATCGCTGGGCGATTCGATCTGCAAGATCCCCCGGTTCTCTGGATAGTCGTCAGAGAGAAGCTCTCGAGCTTCGTCATAGTTCTCCGCTTCGATCTCAGCGCCGAATTCCTGCCCGCACTCGTCGAGCATAACTGCGTGGAACTTCATTTTCGTCTCCTTGGTTGCAGTGGCCTTCATAAAGCTAGCCCGCGCGGGGCTAGCTGCTGAAAGTCAATCCTCCTTGCTTCTCTCGATCTCAAAGAGCATCAAGATCCGCAGGCTGCGGTTGACGCTCCAGTCTTTGACCTCACCCCCCACGATGGCAAGAATGTGGCCGTTGACCTGTGCAATGTATTTCTTGCTCGGATCGAACACTCCAGGGAACCTACGTGGGTGGTGCGTAGTCAAGTTCTTCAAGACATCGCAGTGTGGTCGGGGGAGCCTCTCTAACATATCTCTGATCCGGACGCGCTTTCTTACGAAACCCAAGTCGATCAACACCTTATTGAAGATGTCGTCCGGAGTTCCCTTCCCAAGCTTCCTGCCGTGGTGGCCCATACGCTCTGCAGCGTCAGCCACAGATATACCAGTCACCATAGCCAGCGCCACAGGCGAGCAGAAGTTGTTATCTCCTACGGACTTGAGGGTGTCGTGGGCATCAGCGTATTCCTTGCTGTGCTCGACGCGTTTGATCTTAGGCATAGGTTCGTCTCCTTTGCAGTTGGCCTTCACTAAGTCAGCCCAACCGGGCTGACCGTTGAGGGTCAATCTTTGGAAAGCCTGGATAGGGCTTCGAAAGCTTTGTAGTGCTCTCCTGCAACGCTGTCCCAAACTTTGATCGTGGCCGTGTATCCGTCGATGTAGGTTATCACCCCGTAATCCTCTGTGCCTCCTCTTTTGAAGGTCACGCGGTCACCGACTTTTAGTTTCTCGATCATTCCTGTCTCCTTTCATGTCAATCAAGCCTTGCCGAAGTTCCATATTTCCCGGAAGCCGCCTCGGATACCGAAGAAGCAAAGCGCAACGCTGTCGTCGGCAAGAAGGGTCAAGCAGTAGACCCCGGTTGCGCCACTGTCGCTGCTCTCGCAGAACCGTTTCGCCCGCCCTGAAGCCTCAAGGCGAGTTGGCAAGGACGCCCAACGGGCAAGGCCCACATGAACGTCCGGTGTGATGTGCCGCGCAGCAGCCAAGCTAGCGCGGGGGAACTCAAAAGCCATCTTCGTCTCCTTGGTTGCAGTGCATTGGCGCACGAGAATGGAGCCTCCGAAGAGGCTCCGAACCAGTGTGTCAGGTCTGTGCACCGTCGTAGGTTGCATCATTCTCGAAGCTCTCCAGAGCTTCGAGCAGAGTTTCCAGAGCATCGATCTCGGACTGGGCGTTCTCCCCCTTCTCGCTTCCCTGCAGGCCTTCGGGCATGTTGTCCAGGTACTCCTGCTCATCATCGCGGGCTTCTTCAAACCCGGACTTGAGGTCTTCGACCTTTCCGCGGATCAAAGCCAGCTCTTCGCTGAGTTTGTTAAGTTGCTTGCGGCGCTTATCGTTCATGGTTCGTCTCCATCGTATCCGTGCATTGGCGCACGAGAATGGAGCCTCCGAAGAGGCTCCGAACCAGTGGGTCAAATCAGCTTTACGATCACTCCTTCTTTGTTGGTCCAGATTTCCCGGCTCTTGATCTCGATCATAGCTCCGAGCATCGCGCCTTCCCATTCAAGCGACTTGCGCTTGAACCCGAAACCGTCTGCGATATTCATGCCGCCCATGAACACTTCTCCGAGGACCAAGTTCCGCTTGGCAGCCTCTTTTCCGCACTCGTAGGCGTTCACCATTTCGAAAGATTTCTTATTCGCTACGACTTTGTCCATTTTCGTCTCCTGGGGTTAAAAAGAAAGGCAGTCCAAAACCGCCCGCTCGCGCGCTGGGCGCTGGGGTGGTTTTGGGTTGCCCTCTCGGGCGTTCCCTTCACTGCCGGAAACCAGAGCGCGGGGGTTGCGTGGACCAAGAGCCTTTCGGGCCAACCCATCGGCCCCCCTTCACTGGGGGGCCACCGCGCCCTACCGGGCAGGGAGCTCATGATCGGGGAGCCTCACCGGCAGGCCCTCTCTCGGACCCGCAAGTTTACTATCTTCCGTATTGGCGCAGAAGGCACGTACTATTTTGATAATTTCTCAAATTTTATGATAATAATTCGCATGCACCAAAGCTTCAAAGGTTTGGTCAAGGCGTGCACTCTAGAATTCGCCACACAGCCGTAGTCGAAAGTTCATGTTGTGGTTTCGCAGTAAGAACAGTGACTTACATCGTAGCATCATTCCTGAAGACTTGGTGCGGGTCTTGGAGCCTCTCAGTATACCTGCGGATTAGCGCGTCCCCGGCTAGGCCTTCGACCGCTTTCTTGCGTGCCTCTGGTGACCTCCACATCAGTTGCCTGACCCTCGACCCCAGTCGTTCGGCGACGTCGACCGCGTACCCGTTCTCGATCAGCAGAGAAGCGATGCGTTGCGGGCTTACGAATGCTCGCCCCTTGACCTCGGTCTGGAGCCAGAGCCAAACGTCTTTGAGGTCGAGGCAAGAGTCCTCTGGCATCCTCTCGCACAGCGCAAGAACCATTCTCTCGTCGGATGGCATGGACTGATCGATCAACGCAGCTTTGGAAGCGGTCTGGGGGGCCGTGTCTCCCGGCTTGACGTAGTCGCCGTAGCCGAGAAACTCTTGAGCTAGATAACGCAACCCCCCAGAGCGGGTCCAGCGGCGGAGGCCTTCGTAGTCTCGGTAGAGCGTCTCCGGAAGTCTGGGCACCAACCACCGACGATCGTCGTGCTCCATCCGCAGAGCCTCCAAGGAGTTCGACGCCGCTGCGTAGTGCGACCAGTTCGGGAGAGTGTAGTTTACGAGGTGCTTGTTGTTGGCCTCTACGAAGTCGTCAGTGATCAGAGACTTGAGGCGGTTGTAGGTCTTCCAGTTCTGGCCCGCGTAGATCTCGTGCACGACCACCAACCGCTTGTTGACTACCCAACCGTTGAAGTCTGACTGGACCATGGCATCGCCAGGAAAGCTCGTGTGGCGCTTCCCGATCATGGCTGCCATCATATCGAGCAGGGTCGACTTTCCGACGCCTTGCAGCTTGGACAGCAGAAGGATCCCATAACCCATTCGTACGTTTGGTCTCGCATAGAGCGTCGCCATCCAACGCCGAATGTGACTCCTTTCTTCTTCCTGCGGAAATAGGTAATCCATGAACCTCCAGAACGGTTCGGTGCTCTCTTCTCTGTTCGATCGGGCTGGCTTGATGCGGCGATCAACGTACTGATTCATCGCCGACTCGCCATCGATATGGATCAAGCCAGTCGGTTGATTCGGCATGAAAGTCACTTTGTCGCAGATGTTTCCGTACATCTGAGATAGCAGCAACTGCGTGTCGGCGACGTTGCTGAACGGTCTAACTTTGATATTGAACTGATCCTTGTCCAGTGTTATCTCGGGGTTGCTGATGTGGGCGTAGTGACGAAGGTTCTGAATGCGAACCCAGCTCTGAGCAAACTCCTGCCGGATGCCGTAGATTGGTCTACCGTTCTCCGTCTCTGCTACTTGCTCCGTTGCCCAGTCGCAAGGCCGTAGCGTATCTTCGAAGTCTGGCCCTACATACAATCCCGATTCGCCCGAGAAGAAGTACTCTGGCATTGGGTCAGCGACGTCCCAACCCTTCGGCCACGCATTGTCGAGCTGAACGTTGAAGCATGGGCAAGTGAACTTGGCAGCTATCTTAGAGATCGTTGTCCTGCCGATGAAGTCGTTGTCTGGGACAATGATCAACTCTCCTGGTAGATCCCTGAGCTCGTTCCAGAGGGTCCGGTGCAGGTGGTGGGCACCACCTATCCAGCCAACGTGGACCCCAGTAGAAAAGTAGTCGCTCCATGGGTGACTCTTGTCATCTGCGATCGCAGCGGCGACCTTGGCCGACTTGGCACCCTCATGCAAGAAGACCCTAGCGCCACGCTCAACCATTTCCAAACCGTAGATAGGTAAGCCGTCCTCTGGCTCAACCATCCGCCACTGACCG